TATTACGAGCTGCAACGCGACGAGCTTGCCGGCCTCACCGTCGAGCAGAGTGGGACCGATCGGTTCGTCGTGCCCGCGCGCGAGATCATCCACGATCTGATGGTGCCGCTCTTCCACCCGCTGGTCGGCGTCACGCCGATCTATGCGTGTGCCACGGCGGCGCTGCAGGGATTATCGATTCAGGACAATTCGGCGGCGTTCTTTGCCAACGGGAGCCAGCCGTCCGGGGTGATTCTCGTGCCGAAGGAAATCAGCGAACCTGACGCGGATGCACTGGCGACGGCGTGGTACACCAAGCACGGCGGCGCGAACGTCGGCAAGATCGCTATCCTCCCCGGTGGGATGACGTATCAGCCGGCGGGCGCGTCCGCCGTGGATTCGCAGCTCGTCGAACAGCTGAAATGGACGACGGAAACGATCTGCGGCGTGTTCAAGGTGCCGGCTGCCTTAATTGATAGTTCGCATGCGGCACCGTACGGCACGAGTGAACAGTTGGTGCAGCAGTTTTACAGCCAGTGCTTGCAGCCGTTGATGACGGCGATCGAATTGTCCCTCGATGAAGGCCTCGAGCTCGCGCGCCCGCTGGGCACGGAATTCAACGTCGACGACCTGTACTGGATGGACACGGCGACGCGGACCAAGGCCGCCGCCGATGCGATCGGATCGGCCACCCTCACCCCGAACGAAGCCCGGCGCAAGTACTTCGGGTATGGCCCACTCGTCGGTGGCGACACGGCGTACATGCAACAGCAGAACTTCAGCCTGGCCGCGCTGGCGGCACGGGATCGGACGAATCCGCTGGCGAAGCCTTCCGCCCCGGTGCCGCCGGCCGTGCCGCCTGCGGCGGATGAGCCGATCGCGGCGGAGCCGGTGGCCCGGTAATGGCGGCGCTCGTGACACTCGCGCAGGCGAAGGACCAGCTGTCGATCACGCACAGCGATCAGGATGTCTTCGTGCAGATGAAACTCGACGAAGCGCAGGCCCTGGTCCTGCAGTACTGCGATAAGGCACCGGTCGAGGGCTGGGATGCGGTGACGGTGCCGCTCGAGGTGCGCTCCGCGATCCTCGATGTGGTGACCGACCTGTACACCGATCGCGGCGACACGGACCGGCCGGCCAGTCGCACGCCCTCGCTGTGGGACGGGTTTCCGTCGCCGGCGGTGCGCGGCAAGTTGATCCGCTGGCATGCGCTGGTGGTGGCCTGAGATGGCGCGCACCCTGCCGATCGGCCGTCTCACCGAATCCGTCATGTTCCTGTCGTCGGTGCCGCCGGACGTCTCCGTCACGACGCTGACCGCGCTGGGGACGGTGGCGTCCGGCGTGACGGCGTCCCCGCACGGCCTGACGTCCGGCGACTATGCGGCTATTCGCGGGGCGGTGCCGGTCGGCTACAACACGACGTCTCGACAAGTCACCGTTACCAGCGCGACGCAGTTTGCGTATGACGTGCCGGGCGGCCTCGCGTCGCCGGCGACGGGCGCGATCACGGTGACGTTCACCTCCGACAGCCAGGGTGGCGGACCGTCGGGCGAGTACGTCGTCGGCCAGGCCTTCGCGGCCATCGAACCGCTGAACGCCGCGGAACGCCTGAGCGTGTCCGCCGTGGCCGCGACGGTGAACTACCGCGCAATGGTCCACTATCGGCCCGACCTCACGCCGGCGATGACGCTGCAATGGACGCGCTACCAGGAACAGGCCCCGCGGGTGCTGCAAGTCTTCGGCGTGTATCCGCATCCGGAGCCGTCGTACGCGCATCGCTTCCTGATCCTCGAGTGCGGGGAGCTCGCCTGACCATGGCGAATTCCGCCCTGGTGGACGTTGGCGATGCCGTGTTCGCAATCCTGAACGTGCCCTCGTTGACGGCGCCGCCGCCGATCGGTGCCGGTGGCCGGCGCGTCCTCGATCAGCCGGTCGTGGAGGAAGGCGCGCAGTCGTTCCCGTTCGTCTGGTACGAACTGGCCGCCGAACGCATGGTGGGCGCGCTCGGTGCCGGGCCGTGGCTGCTGGAAGTGGATATTCGCGTGCATGTCTTCAGCACGGCCGAGGGCATGAACGAAGCGCAAACGATCATCGCCGAAGCGATCCGGCTGCTGCGCGTCTCGCGGGGCGTCGTGACCGGCTGGTCGACGTGGTATCAGCCGCACGACGCCACGATTACGCTGCCGTTCGAACTGTTGAACGGCGTGAAGGTGCGCGAGCTCGTCGCCGAAGGCCGCTGGTACGTGGAGGAAGCCTGATGCCCGAGACCCAGCCCGTGGATCCGGCGGATCGCCTGGTGGACGACACCGGCCGGCCAGTGCATCACGCGCACGATTGGCGCTGCCCGCGCTGCCAGGCGGTGCCGGCGACGCGCGTCGCCTCGAGCGGCTTTGGCCGGCCGCATGATGTCTGCGGCATGTGCGGCTACGAATTCGCGGACGATACGGTCACGGGAAGGACACCGTAAATGGCGAAGGCCGGATCCGCCGCATTCACGCTGCTGACGCTGGACGGCGTCAGCCTGCTCGGCGCCAAGGTGAAGGAGTTCAGCTGGAAACCGGAAGCGTTGCAGGAAGACACGACCGGACTGGGCGACAGCTGGATCGATCAGACGCCGACGGGGATCCGGCGCGTGACGGTGACGCAAACCGGGCAGTACTTCGATACGTCGCTGAACGGCCTGCACCAGACGATGGCGGCCATGCCGCTGCCGGCAAAGACGCTGACGTGGTCGCCGGATGGCGTATTGCTCTTCCAAGCGACCGGCACGCTGACCACCGGCTACGAAGTGCTGGCGAGCAACGGCGCGCTGACGAAAGCGAATGTCACGTACACCATCAGCGGCGCCCTGGCGGCCAATGGCAGCGTCATCCAGCCGGCGGAAGATCACACGGTGACCTGGACGAGTGCGTCGGTCGATAACGGCGCGGCCTCCACACTCGGCGGCACGGCCGTCCAGAGTGTGACGGCCAAAACGGCCGGGATCACCGGCTTTGTCGGCAAGCTGCAGCATGCGCCGGACGCGATCGCCTGGGTGGACGTGGCGACCTTTGCCAACGTGACCGCGGCCCCGAACCAGCAATCGGTGGCGGTGGTCGGCACGATCAACCGCTATACGCACTTTGTGGGGACCATCACCGGCACCGGCACGATCCGCGTGGCGGCCGGGCTCTTCCGCACCTAACCGAAAGGACGCATCATGCCCGGCAAATATGGATCGGTTGACGTCGTCATCAATTACGACGCCGCGCCTGGCGGCACGCTCAGTGACGTCACGCAACACGTGCGCGAGATTGGCGGCTGCAAGATCGAAAACCTGACCCAAGAGACCCACTCCTTCGGCGATCCGTGGATCGAACACACGCCGACGGGGATCCGCCGCGCGCCGGCGATCGCCATCAAGGGCTTGTTCGACACGACGGCGACCACCGGGCCGCACACCGTGTTCATGCCGACCACCGCGGATTGTCAGCCGTCGGCGGCCACGCGCACGCTCGAGGTGACGTTCGGCGACCTGAAGAAATTCACCGTGGAAACGCGGCTGCAGGATTACGAAGTGGCGGCGAAAAATGCGGCGCTGAGCGAATACACCGCGACAGTCCTGCCGACCGGCCCGGCGGTGTGGTCGTAACCGATGTCGATCTTCGCCTCGTACGTGACCCGGATCGTGCCGTTGCCGTTCGACGAACCGCACGAAGTGACGATCCAGAAGTTGAGCGGCAAGGCGCTGCAGGCCGCGCGTCAGGCGCAGATCGCCGCGTCGATGGATTTCGTGAAAGCGATCGGCGGCGCCGCCTTCGGGCGCGAGCTCGCGGCGGTCGGCGAGTCGGCCGCGCTCGTCGCAGAGGCCCAGGCGGATCCGACGCGGCAGTACGACCGGCCGACCATCCTCGCGAAAGGCGTGAAAGCGTGGACCTATCCGGAGCCACCATCGCCGGCCCAGCTCGACGACCTGGACGAACAGGCGGCGGATTTCCTGTTCCACGCCATCCTGGATCTGACCCTGCCGAACGGCGCCGGAAAAAAAA